AACCAATACCTTTGTAAATATGGCAACCAAAGAACAAAAATTGAACATTGCAGATATCACCTTCGACGATTTTATAGGTGATGGTCTCAACACTCTTGATGAACAAGAGACAAAACCTAAAGACGAATTAGAAAATGAAGAAGAATCAGAAGAAGAGTCAAACGATTCAGAATCCGAGTCCGAGTCCAGTGGTAGAAAACCCAGTTCAGACGAAGACGACGACGATGACGAAGAACTCCAATCCAAAAAGTATGCTAAAGAAGACGAAGAAGACGATGATGAATCTGATGAAGAAGATTCGGAAGAGTCTGGGTCTGTAGCAGAATCCATTGCAAAGGCACTGGGTTACGATATTGAGAATGACTATGCTGACACTGAGGAAGGTCTGGTAGAATTTACCAAAGACATTGCTCAGAATATTGCAGAAGATCAGCTTAACGAACTATTCCAACAATTCCCACTAGTACAAAAGCATCTTGACTTTGTACTTGCAGGTGGAGATTCTGAAAAGTTCTTTCAAGCTTACAATCCAAATTTGGATTATTCTCAATACGAGATTGACCAGAATGATAGCAGAACTCAAAAAGCATTTGTATCTGAATACTTTAAAAGTAAAGGGCACGATGAAGAGTTCATTAAAGATATGCTCGAAGACTATGAAGACTCTGGTAAACTTTACGACAAAGCAGTAGTGGCCCAAAAACAATTGGCTACTATTCAGTCTAAAGAAAGAGAGCAAATAGTAGAGCAACAGAAACGTGAAAAGCAGGAACAAGAAAAAGCTCAGGAAGAATTTTGGGAGAATGTAGCCTCTACAATTGACCAAGGAAAAGAATTTGCTGGGATTAGAATTCCTGAAAAAGAGAAAGCTAAGTTCTTTGATTATATTTCCGCACCTGTAGATAAATCAGGCAGAACACGTAGAGATATGGATTATTCTAATTCAGAGCTCGACGTTAAACTGGCTATTGACTACTTGATGTACAAAGGAATGAATCTTCAAGATATCATTACTACTAAGGCTAAGACCGAAAGTGTAAAGAGCTTGAGAGATAAGATCCAACGTAACGAAGAAAGAGTTAAGAACTACGGAAAAGTAGAAAAGAACAGAGCTAAGAAATTTGATCCAGATCAACTGGATATGAAGAAGCTGTTTGAATAATATTTAAACAACAATTAACTTTTAAAATTATAGAATCATGTCATTAATGCAAGTACTTAAGACGTACTATAACGACTCGCAGATGACCGACAGTAACTCGTTGGCAAATGCACTTATGGAACGTCCAGCGGAGTTATCTCCGATTATCACTCACTTGGCAGGTCGTGAAGAAAAGAAATTCCCACTCTCCTTCTTGACTGAAGGTGTCGGCAATACTCGTTCTATCGACCGTTTCGAGTATGAGTATCGTGTTAAAACACACGAAATCAATGTTCGTCCTGTTGTTTCTGCTGCACCTGCTGCTGTAGTTGGTGCAGGTGGTGCTCCATTCACCCTTACCTTCCCTGATAAGTGGTTCATTTTCCCTTACACTTTGGTATCTCAGTCTGGTGCTCTTGCTCGTATTATGAGTGAGCCAGTTGCTGATGGTTCAAATTGGAGGTACACTTTGAAGATTGTATCTCCTGATACTGCTTCAGTATCTATTGCAGATGCTTCTCCAGGTGCTCTTTGGGGTATGTTGTATGCTAACGTGGGTATTGACTTCTCACGTGGTAATGCATCTAACTGGACTGCTCCAGGTCTTGTTCGTTCTAAGATTGGTACTGTACGTAAGTCTTACCACTTCTCTGGAAATGCTAAAGACTATGTAGCTCAGTTCGAATTGCCTTTGAAAGAGGGTTCTAAGACTAAGTTGTGGATGGATTACGAAGAGTACCGTCACATGCTTAAGTTCAAAGAAGAATGTGAAATGTACTACTGGTATGGCCAGAAGACTCACGATGCTAATGGTGTTAGCACTATGCTCGATGAGAACGGTCAACCTGTAATCTCTGGTCCTGGTTTGTTTGAGCAAATCATCAACAAAGACACTTACTCTCAGTTAACTCAAGCTAAGCTTGAAGAAACTATCGGAGACTTGTTCTATGGTATGACTGATGCTACTGACAAACAAGTTACTCTCTATACTGGTATTGGTGGTGCTCGTGAATTCGACCGTGCCCTCAAGACTTACTATGGTAGTAACCAATTCCTACAGACTACTCAACCTACGTTCATCACTGGATCGGGCCGTAACCTTGGTATCACTGGTTACTTTACTAGCTACGATCACATCGATGGTCACAGAATTAATGTAGTTAAATCTCCTTTGTTCGATCACGGTCCTGTGGCTCAAGCTTCTAAGAAGCACCCAGTATCTGGTCTTCCTTTGGAGTCTTACCGTATGACGTTTGTTGACCAGTCTACTTATGATGGTGAAAACAACCTTCAAATGGTAAATAAGAAAGGTCGTGAACTTCTTCGCTGGTGTGTAGCAGGTTCTGTGGTTCCAAAAGGATTCACTGAAACTGACACCCGTGCAAGTGACATTGACGGTGCATCTGTTCACATGCTGAAGACCGCTGGTATCTTGCTTCGTCGTTTTGATACTAGTTTGGACCTACAGTGTGTTGCATCGTAATTTGTGTTTGGTTTGCAATAAAAAGGGGGTGTCAAAGCCCCCTTTTAAAAATATATAAAACCTTGGGTTATTCTTTCCCCAAGCTTAACTAATAAAAAGAACTAAAATTATGGAACGTAAAGTTATTATCAGACGCAAAGAGGTTCTGAATCACCTACCAAAGGAAATCAGAGCTGGAGCAAAGATTAAACTCGGATCTATGTTTGTAGATCGCCTCCCACTCAAAGGAGTTGATGGAGATGAAGAGGCAACACTCTTGAAAAATTTTATTGATGTGCCAGCTGGTCACCAAGAATGGCCTGCAAAAACAAAAGACTTTTGGGCTAGCCTTAATTTGAAAGTTCCTTTTGAAGGAGCAGAACTTGAGATCGGCACTTATGAAGATGGTAGTCCAATTAATACAATGGATTACATCTATTATAAATGGTGCTTAAAGCACAGACATGTTGCAATGTCTGAAGAAGAAATGAAAGTGGATGCAAACAAAAGATTTTACATCTATGATCCACAAAAAGATCTTCTTAAAAAGAATGCTAAAGTACAAGTTAAAAAAGATGCAGACAAAGAGTTTATCAAACTCACTGGAAACATCGAGAAGATGAAAATGTTGCTTAGAGTTCTTGTGGACGGAGATCCAGAAAGACTCTCAGACATGGAAATCGAGAATACTTTGTACGATTATAAAGGAAATAGCCCAGAGAAGTTCTTGAAATACTGCACGGACGACAACTTAGAAGTTCAGGCAGAAATTGAAGAAATGGTTGCAAAAGATGTTCTCCGTCGTATTGGTAATCAAGTGATTTTCCAAGACGAGACAATCGGAGAGGATATGAAAGATGCAATTGTTTACTTTAAAAACAAGAAAAACTCTGGTCAAGTAAATACAATGAGAGCAAGGCTCAAAGAAGTATCTTAATAGATGACCGTAAACGAAATGCATATAGCTGTCAACCTGGGGGTGCAAAAGATTGCATCCTTCCAGGCTGACATCCTTTTACCTCAAGAGATAGACTTTGAGTTAAACATTGCTATGATGAGATTCATCAAGCAACGGTACAATCCAATGTCAAACAGACAGGGTAGAGGGTTTGAACAATCCCAAAAAAGAGTAGATGACCTAAGGAACTTAGTAGTAACTACTAACTCTAATACACTCTCTACTGGGGGATTTCTACTAGATGCTTTGGGTTGGTATATCTACAATACTAGCAATACAAACATATACATAGAAAAAGCTACTCTTCCGTTAGATTATCTTTTTCTAGTATCAGTTACAGCTGAAGTTCATTACAATTGTAATGGACCCATAAATGTAGATACTCAGTTAGTAAACGAAGTCACTACTACGGATTGGGTTAAGATGAGTCTTACCCCGCCATTGCCAGGTTACATACTTACAAGTATATCATACTTTGATGGGGTAAACTGGATATCGGCCGTAAACCTTCCATTAGGACAGCAGATAACTAGTGATGATTTGATACTACCTACTAATTATCTAGGAGGTTTCATACCTTCTTATAATGCTAATGTACTAGAGAACTTAAACAATACTGGAGCTCAACTAGATCCTCCCGTAGACAGTAA